GAAGCAGCGTGGAATTATCAGAGCGTGGCTAAACAGGAACGCTTGGGCTTTGGAAGAGTTCTACCCCATTCGAGATCACCTGCTTAGTAACGGTGCTCCTAAAGGTGAGCCTGTAGAAGACTTTGTAGAAGACACAGAAGAATAACCTATTAGGAGAACTGCATGAGTTGGTCATACGATAATACCGACCTTGGAACTGATACCGCTGCTGGCAGACTTAATGCAGTTCGCCTTCTAATTGGTGACACTACAACCGCTGACCAGCAGGTTCAAGACGAAGAGATTGTGTTTGCCTTGGCACAGGGTAGTGACAGCATCTACTCTGCTGGTTCTTGGATGGCTAAGTCTCTAGCAAGTAAATACGCTAGGTATGTAGATATAGACCTAGATGGACAACTCTCAGAGAGTTATTCCCAACTGCAATCACACTACAATAGCCTAGCAGAGAGCCTATCACAGAAGGCTAAAACCTATGGCTCTGCCCTTGGTGTAGCTGCTGGTGGCCTTGTAGAGTCTCGTATTAAGAGGGACCAATTTAGGGAAGACCCATTAGTTTCTTACGAGGAGCCTTGATCTATGTTGAGCAAGAACCTCCAATTCCTCTTAGCTAGGCGTGGTCAGAATGCAACCTTAGTGTCTACTGCCTATGGAGCGTATGATCCAACCACAGGGTCTAACTCTAACACACCAACCACCTACACGGTTAAGGCTTACTTTGCTGAATACTCCTTAGAGGAAGTGGGGAAAAACTCCATCACCCTTGGTGACAGAAAGGTTTGCATCTCTCCTGTTGATACCTCTGGTGTTACTATCCCAGAACCTTCTGAGGATGACACTATTAGTGGTGTTGGAGACACTGTGGTTATCAAGAGTGTGCAGAAAATCTATAATGCAGCTACTCTTGTATGTTATATTTGTAAGGTGGTTGAATAGTGTTTAGGTTAAGGAAGAACGCCAAGTCACTCAACATAAAACTCACCAAGTTTAATGAAGAACTTGAGGGAGCACTAAAAGATAAACTCCTTCTAGTAGCTGCTGACTTGGCTGAACAAGTTGTTAAGTTTACCGACACTGGTGCTTATGCTTCTAGCTTCTCTGTAGATTCTGCTGGTGGTAGGTCTATCCGAAGGGTGTCCTCATTTGGAAGACCTGGAGGGCAAAGCGGGGAAGAATACAGGGGTGTGGCATTAGCCGATATGACTGCTGATATTAACTCTATAGACCTTGAAGACCCAAAAGTGTTGTTCAAGAATGGTGCTCCACATGCCCTCGTAGTAGAGACGAAGTATCAAGTTTTTGGCTCCACTAGGGATAGGTTTAACAAATGAGTATCTATGACGACATTAGAGCCACCTTTGAGGTTAACCTTAGTAGTGTGGTAGGTATCCCAGACATTGCTTGGGAAAACGTAAGCTTTAACCCAACCACTGCTAGTAGTTATGTCCAGCCTAGGATGGTCCCAACTGTAAGAGAGCCTGCTGCTAGAGGCTTAAACCCACAGGTTTACTACCAAGGATATTTTCTTGTTAACTGCTATGTTCCAGAGGGTAATGGCCCATCAGCAGCAGATGACCTTGCAGACAGTATTCTAAACGCCTTTGAAGCCACAACCGACATCACCAATGCAACCACAACCCTCCACATTCGATACGCTGAAAGAGACTTAGGCACCCAAGAAGGTGCTCACTTCTGTGTGCCAGTCCGTATTGGGTGGTACATCTACTCTTGAATAGGAAATAATACATGGCATGTTTTGCACAAGGTAGCAGAAGCTCCCTAAGCTATATTGAGGAAGTAACTTTCGGGACCACCCCGGTTGGTAACTTTCAGAATATCCCCTTCTCCACACACAGTCTTAACCTAACCAAAGACCGAGTCCAAGGCAATGACCTAATTGCTGACCGAATGCCACGAGTTGATCGGCACGGTAATAAGCAGGTTGGTGGTGACATTGTAGTTGACCTTCGTGCTGATGAGTATGATGACCTCCTTGAGAGTGTTATGATGGGTGTCTGGGCCACCAATGTTCTTAAGGTTGGCACCACTGCTAAATACTTCTCCATTGAAGACTACGCTGCTGACATTGACCAAGCCCGGTTGTTTACTGGCTGCACTATCTCAGGCATGTCTGTCTCCCTAGCACCTAACCAAATGGTTTCCACCACCATGACTGTGGTTGGCAAGGATATGACCATCAGTGCTATTGAGAAGACCCAAACAGCTTCTGCGGGTAATACTCCTTTTGACAGCTATAGTGGCGACCTCAAGATTGGTAATGTAGCATCATCCACTACGAGTTCTATTGTTACGGCTGTAGACTTCTCCATTGATAACGCCTTTGCACCAACCTTTGTGATTGGCTCTGATACCTCGGAGTGTTTGCAGTTTGGCAGGGCCACTATTGAAGGAACCTTTACGGCTTACTTCGAGGATGAGGCTCTTGTTAATAGGTTCTTGAACGAAACTGAGACTGAACTTGAAGTGTCTGTAGATGACCCAACTGGTGCTAATCTACTGACCTTCCTATTCCCTCGCATCAAGATCAACTCTGCTGATGTTTCAGTGGCTGGTCCTGAAAGCCGTATGGTTGAATGTTCTTTTGTTGCTCTGTATGACGCAACTGAAGGAAGCAACTTGGTAATCACCCGCACTTAAAGAATCCCCTTATGGGGCTAGGTGGGGGTGGCTTGTCGGGTTGTCACCCCCGCTGTTATAACCAAAAACCCGACTACACACACACAAGGAAAATCCCGACATGGACTTGAAGAAATTTGTACCTGAGAATGACACCATCACTGTAACCTTGAGTTTTGGTGGTGAGGTTCTTAAGAATGACGATGAGACGGATATGACCATTGAGTTGTATCTCCCCCACTCAAAAGAATACCGCAAGATTAGGCACGCTCAAACTGATAAGATGATTGAGTCTAAGAAAGAGCGACTGAAAGCTGCTGAGGCAGAAGAACTTGGAATTGACTTCCTTGCTTCCACTACGAAGGCTTGGAACATTACCTATGATGGTAAACAACCTAAGTGTACGCAGGCTAAAGCCAAAGAGATTTATGACTACCTCACTTGGGTTCCTGAACTGCTTCTTAGTGAAGTGGACAAATCAAAGGGTTTTACGAAAGCCTAACTTCCAAGCTTAATGATTATGCTGAACACCAGTTTAATCTACATAAGCCAAGGAAGGGCGGCAAACTAATAGACCAACTAAGACAAGTGGAAAGGCAGACTGGAAGGAAACTAGCGGAGTTGGAGGGGAAACCTCTTCCTACACCAATGGAACCTATCTGGTCTGCCTTTTTGTCGTTAAACAACAGTAGGACTATGGCTGCACACTCTGCCAATCCTATTACTTTCGAGGCTATTAAAGCCTTCTGTGACCTTACCCACACACCTTTGTCAGCTAGAGATGTAGAAACTCTCCAAATGCTTGACCAAACCTACAGAGGGATTATGAATAGCGATGGCTGACTTAGTTTTCACAGCAGATTATAAAGACATTCTTGACGCCGACAAGGCTGCACAAAAGCTTGAGAAGGGTTTCACTGACCTAACTAGGGCTGTGTCTAGGTCGGCTGCACCTGCGGATAAGCTTTATCGGGTCTTTAGTAGGTTGGCTCAAGAGGGGCTAACCCTCACCGAAGTATACCGATCTATGGAGAGGGACCAGAAGAGGGCTGCTAACACTTCTGCTAGGCTTGAGAATGAGTATAGGCAATTAGACCTAGCACAGAAGTCTGCTAGGGATTCTGCGCGGGCTATGGAGCAGGCTTTTAAGGAGCAGGAGAGGGAAGTTGCTGCTGTAGATCGTAGGTTGGATGAACTTAGGATGACCTATAGCCCACTCTACGCAGCATCAAAGGCGTATGAGAGGGCTGTTGAGGAACTTGACGAAGCCTTGTTCCACAGTATTATCACCACCGATCAGTATGATCAGAGGCTGGCAAAGCTAAACACTAGGTTGGCAGCAGGGGAGGTTGGCTTAACTGGTAGCCGACGTGGCCTGAATGGTATGGGTCAGGCTATCCAGCAGGCTGGTTATCAAACTGGTG